ATATGGTTTGGTCATTAAGTTTATCGGGGGTCTTCTTGGTATTCCTTTTGCGATCAAACTCAAACTTTGGGATGTGCTATTTCTAATAGTATTTTTTGGTATTACCGAGATATCAAAATTAACCCAACTTTTCTTGGTTTCTTAAAACCAAGTGGTGGAGTCAATCTGACCCCTTCTGGTTTCTTGTTTTCCCATTAAAAAATAAGTGGTGCGGATGGGGTAACTCCCGCCTAGTTTCTTGCTTCTAGTCAAAAAGTAAGTGGCGAGCCTGAATTACCAAAGGTGGGTTGCATAAACCCACCTTTTTTAGTATAATAATAAAAAACTATATTCGTATGAAAATTGGATTTAACTGTAGTTGCTTTGATCTTTTTCACGCTGGGCACGTTACAATGCTCAAGATGGAAAAAGAAATGTGTGACTATCTAAAAGTAGCCCTTCAGGTTGATCCAACTGTAGATAGACCTAGTTTAAAAAATAAACCTGTACAGTCTATCTACGAAAGATATACTCAGGTACAGGCGTGTAAATATATTGATGAGATTCTTGTTTATGATACAGAAGCAGATCTATTAAATCTAATCAAGACTCAAACTTTTCATATTCGGTTTTTGAGTGAAGAATATAAGGATATCGATTTCACTGGTAAGCAATATTGTATTGATAATGATATTGAGATCTTTTATCATCTGAGAAGGCATCAGTTCTCTACTACAGAACTTAGGAATCGTGTTTATGAACTTGAGAAAGCAAAGAGAGAAGAAAAAAATATTAGAGATGTTTTGCAGTATTCTCCAGAACTTCTAGAAAGGTACGGTCAAAAATGAGTATACTAGTTACGGGTGGGGCAGGATTTATTGGGAGTAACTTTCTTCATCACTTATCGACAACAACTGATGAAGAAATCGTTTGTATTGATAAACTAACTTATGCGGGTGATAGAAAGAATATACCCAGTGATGTAAGATTGTATACGACTGATATTGCTGAAGAGGGAAGTTGTGAATCTATCTTTAATCGGCATAAGATTAAAACAGTTTTTAATTTTGCTGCAGAAAGTCACGTTGATAACTCAATTAAAGGTTGCTCAGAATTCATTCATACGAATATTTCTGGAACAGTTAATCTTTTAAATCTTGCATTAAAGAATGAGGTCGAAAGATTTATTCACATTTCGACTGATGAGGTTTATGGATCGATTGAGTGGGGATCATTCACTGAAACGAGTTTGTATTCACCACGCAATCCTTACTCCGCATCTAAAGCAGCAAGTGACCATTTTGTAATGGCATATCACCACACATATGGACTGCCTGTAAATATTACTAACTGTTCTAATAACTATGGCCCCCGTCAGTACATTGAGAAACTAATTCCAAAAGCAATCACTAATATTCTCAATGATAAGAAAGTTCCTGTGTATGGTGATGGATCTCAAGTTCGTGATTGGATTTATGTTTTGGATCATTGTCACGCTTTGGTGAAAGTATGGAGGAATGGTGTAAATGGTGAGAAATATAATATCGGTGGACTGTGTGAAGTTCGGAATGTTGATCTTGTTAAAAAAATCCTTACTATGATGGGTAAGGATGAATCTATGATAGAATACGTTGACGATAGACCAGGACATGACCGTCGATATTCCACAAGTATTGAGAAAGCGAAAAACGAATTGTTCTGGCATCCATTGTTCACATTAGACTACGGTCTCCAAAAAACTATTGAGTGGTATGAAAGCAGTAGAAACTAAACTTCACGGTGCCTGGATCTTTGAGATTGATCAATACAAAGATGATCGAGGATATTTTTCAGTTCCTTTTAATCTAAAAAAGTTTCGTGAAGTTACCGACTTTCACGCAGACTTCTATCAAGATAATCTTTCCTGCTCTAAGAAGAATGTTCTCAGGGGACTACATTATCAGATCAAGAAACCACAGGGGAAATTGGTGCGGATTGTAAAAGGATCTGCTCAAGATGTGATTGTAGATCTTCGCCAATCTTCCAAAACATTTGGACAACATTTTTCGATTACTCTAACTGATAAGAATAATCTTTCACTTTGGACTCCTCCAGGATTTGCTCACGGGTTTCTTGCTCTTGAGGATGATACTCAGTTCTTTTATAAAGTTACAAATGAGTATAGCCCCGAGAATGAAAGAACTCTATTGTGGAATGATCCTGAACTAGGAATTGAGTGGAAGAATGATGGAGAACCCTTACTTTCTCCTAAAGATGCTGAAGGAAAACCTCTAAAGACTTGTGAGAAATATGCCTAATAAAATTTCTGTTTATGGTGGAACGGGATTTCTTGGAAGTGTTTTTTCTCGTCTCTATGCCGATGAAGTGATTGTGATTCCTCGTGAAGAACGCAAACCACAATCGGAGAATATTGTCTATTTTCTGAGCACGACTAGTAATTACAATGTTTTTGAGAACTTACATTTAGATATTAATACAAATCTAAATGTATTGATGGATGTTCTGGAGCATTGTAAAAATACAAATACAGTGTTTAACTACATTAGCACTGGATTTGTTTATGGTAATGATATTCTCAACTCCAAAGAAACTGATCCTTGCGATCCAAAGGGATTTTATTCGATTACTAAAAGAGCAGCAGAACAACTGTTGATTTCTTTTTGTGAAACCTTTGATGTCAAGTATCGCATCATTCGTAGTGCCAGTATCTATGGACACGATAAAACACAGTCAAGCACAAAGAATGTTCTTGGGCATATGGTGAATCTCCTTAGAGAAGATCAGGATATCTCTTTGTACGATGGTGGTGATTATTATCGTGATTATATGCACGTTGAGGATGTATCTAGAGCAATCAAAACTGTAATTGAGAAGGGTGACCTGAATTCGATTTATAACATTGGAGCAGGACAACCTTATCTTTATAAGGAAATAATTCTTCTTGCTAAAGCGATGCTTACGAGTAAGAGTAAAATTATTTCTGTCGAAACTCCTGAGTTTTATCGCAGAGTGCAAGCAAGGAACTTTACTCTGAATGTTAATAAATTGCAGTTATTGGGATTCCAACTATCAATACCACTGAATGATGGTCTAGATTACTTGTGTTTTAATCACCTTCCTGATATAATGTAAAAAAATGTCTGTTTTTATGAAACACCTAGCACTAGGATTTTGTTCCTTGCGCCCAGTCCAGTTGTCTGATGAAGTCAATGATGCTAGAGAAGAAGAGTATCTGATTTGTCTTCGACAACTGAAGAGAGTTCTTCCAGAATCTTTTGATCTTCTAATCTGTGAGAACACAATTAATGATCCTGAAGAGATTCGAAATGATGATCTTCGTGAACTTCTTTCGGAATCAGAGATGTGTGTCACTGGAAGTGAGGGGAACATTGGAACCAAAAACAAGGGAATGGGTGAGTTGTTGATGCTCAAAACTGCCCTTGAGGAAACTGACCTAGATAATTATAAGAATATTTCTTACATCACGGCAAGACGTTTCTTTACTTGCCCATACGTTTTTGAGAGAACAGAAAGATTAAAGAAACAAGCACTTCTATCAAATCCAGACTTTGCCTTTCTGAATGGTAAGTTTGTAGAAACTTATAAACAAGGACTTTATAATGATATGTTTTTTTCGATGAGTTCTTCTGTTATGCTAGATTATGCTAATTACGCTATTAAGCATATGGGGGTAGATCTTTCCCAACATCTTGGATCTGAACAAATTCTTTATAATTTTGTTAAGCAAAATAAAATTCAGTATGAATGGTTAGATTGGTTAGGTATGGTTAGAAATGATTGGGAAAGAAACCAAAAAGTTCTTGATGTTAACAATTTTCACATTTGTTGAGTAGGAGAAAAAAATGAAAATTCGTGATACGACGCTTCCTGTTCTTCGTCCCGTAGGTGGAGAAGAAGAACTTAATTCTCTCAGAGAATCGATTGAGAGTGGATGGTGGGGTAAAGGACCCAAAGTAGCAGAGTTTGAGAAGAAGTTTGCTGAACTTGTTGGTGCTAAGTATGCTGTTGCAGTAAACAGTGCAACCAGTGGTCAAGATCTGGTATTTAAGGCATTGGGTATTAAGGATTGTGATATTATTAATCCCACCATTTCCTTTATGACAACTGCTGTTGTTCCTCTGTGGAATAATTGCACATCAAATATTGTTGATGTTCTTGATGATACTTTGTGTCTAGACCCTGAGGATGTGCGTAAGCATCTGAGACCAAACACGAATGCAATCATTGCAGTGAATCACGCTGGAACTCCTGCACCGATTGATGAGATCCGCAAGTTCTATGATGGTTTAATTCTCGAAGATTGTGCTCATAGTTGCTATACTCCTGGTGCTGGAACCAAAGGTGACGTTGCCGTATGGTCTTTCCAAGCAGTGAAGACAATGCCTTGTGGTGATGGTGGTATGATCACTACCAATGATAAGGAACTGTATGAGAAACTGATTCCGATGACTTGGTTGGGTATCACCAGCACCTATTCCCGTGTTCGTAAGGATGATGGTTTGACTGGTAAACCTGGTTATTCTTGGGATTATGAGGTTGATGTTCTTGGTTACAAGTGCTATATGATCGACCTCTCTGCTGCTATTTGTTTGGAGCAGATGAAGAAACTGCCTAAGAATCTTGAGTGGAGGCGCCATATTCAGAAGTGCTATAACGAAGGTCTTGACGGACTGATTCGTACTCCTGCTCATAGTGAAACGGTTCAGTATTACTGCGCTCGTGTTCCTGCTGCTGAGCGTGGTGATATGATTGACTATCTTTCTGACAAGAAGATTCACACCAGTGTTCACTTTAAACCACTGCACAAATACAGTATTGTAAAACAAGATCGTGATTACGCTGTTGCAGATCGTGAGTGGAGAAAACTTCTCAGTCTTCCTTGCCATCCTGGTATGACTCAAGAAGATATTGATTATGTGATTTATTGGGTAAAGGAGTATTATGGTGACCGCCGTATTTCTTCTTATGATGGTAAGACTGCCATCTATCACGGTGTTGCTGTAACGGAGGACTGATATGTATTTGGATCTTTATAAGATTGAGGAATCTAGTAATCTAGATACTCATCCCTGTTTCAGTAACCCTGAAACTTTTCCCGAGTTCCAGACTGAACTTGAGAACTTTAAGAATCTTCTTATCGAACTTGTAGATCAAGGAGCATCATCTACATTTTATAAGTTTGGAGATGGTGATTACTTTTTTCTGAAGAAGCAAGGTGTTGGTAGTGCTACTCCTGGTCGTCGTGCTCTGAGTAAGAGTTACAATCAAATTGATCACCAGGCATTCGTGGAAGGCGCTACACAGTGCGATTATTACACTTGTGAAATTTACCCCGAAAATCGTGAACGCTTTAGTGAAGTTCTTCCAGGCATTAATATTGATTTCCCTGCTGAATATGGTTACGGTCTGGTTGCTAATAAGTGGTTACTTAAAACCTTTGCGGGAAAGATTGGTCTGATTGGTGCAGACCGTAAGATGGATATCATTGAGAATCTGATGGAAGCACCTCAGTATCAAGAGTATCTTGATCTTGAGAAGTTCGAAGATTATATCTCTCTTCCTCAGCGATTTGCTTGTGATGATATTGATGCTACTGAGAAGTTGGTGGGTGAGCAACTGATTAATTCTACTTCCAAGATCTTCCTGATGGGAATAGGGCACGTAAAGTCTGGTCTCATTTATCGCCTCAAGAACTACACTGATGCAGTATTTTTAGATGTTGGATCATCGATTGATGCTCTTGCTGGAATCATTGACATCAATCGCCCTTATTTTGGTGAGTGGATTAACTATCAGATTGATGAAAAACCTTTATATGAAGGTGTAGATTATCTTGCTTATGAAGGCAAAGGAAACCATATCTTACTAGAAAGAGAATGATCGAAGAATTTTATCAACAAAATCTCTCTTGGAATGAGAGAATTTCAGATGTAATCGGAAAGACTCATTCTGTTCTTGATCCTTACATTCTTGAGCGTAATCCTCCTCTTGCTTTTAAAGACGATGGAAAAGTTGATATTGATATTATGTATCCTCCTGAGTTAGAACTCAGAGAGGATTCTTCTCCTTATGATGAGTTTTATAAGTGCATTCTTTCCACATTTAATATGGATGAGATTGACACTTTTTGTGATATTGGATGTTCGACTGGTCATCTTGTCTATAATATGTTAGACTGTGCAGATGCTTGTGGTATCGAATATTTCGAATATCAGAAGGAAAATGCTGATGATGAGGTCAAAGAATGTATCAACATCTTTGATATTCGTGATTCATTTGATGAGGATATAAAGTTTGATCTAGTCAATTGCACTGAAGTTGCTGAGCACGTTGATCCTAAGTATCTTGATGTTTTTCTTGATAATCTAAAAAAGATCACAGGAAAATATCTTATCCTTACTTGGAGCAGCACTTATCCACCTCAAGATGCTCCTCCACAGCACATTAGTCCACTTCCTACATATGATGTAGAAAAACTAATGAACGCTTGGGGATTTGAACTAGATAAAGAGAAGACAGATGCATTTTTAAGACAATCTTATTCTTATAAAAAGTTTTATTTTTGGTGGCGTGAAAGCTTGACGATTTGGAGAGTAAAATGATTCTAGATAAAAACAAAACCTATCTTGTGACTGGTGGCGCAGGATTTTTAGGACAAGAACTTATCGCCAGACTTGAGGCAGCAGGTTGCACTAATATTATAACAATCTCAAGAAATGAAGGAAAATTAGTTGCACTGAAAGAAAAGTTCCCTTTTGTTAAAATTATTCCTGGTGACATTGCAGATTCTTATTGTGCCGAAAAAGCAGTACAAGGTGTTGATGCAATTTTCCACCTTGCTGCTTTTAAGCACGTTGGGTTAGCAGAACAGAATGTGCGGGAGTGCGTTCTTGGAAATGTCACGGGAACATTTAATATTCTTGAGATGACTCGTAAGTATCCAATCGAATTTATTCTTGGTATCAGTACTGATAAAGCGGCACAAGTCAGTGGTGTTTATGGCGCTAGTAAACTCCTTCACGAAAGATTGTTTACTGACTATGAAAAGATGAATCCTGGAACTAAGTACAGAACAGTTCGTTATGGTAATGTTCTGTATTCGACTGGCTCAGTCCTTTGTAAGTGGAAAGATCGTTTGCGGAATGATGAGGAAGTTATTATTACTGATCCTGAGGCAACTCGTTTCTACTGGACTGTTGATCAAGCAATTGATCTTATCTTTGATTGCTTGGATAATGCTCAAGACTCTCAACCTTATGTTCCAGAAATGAAATCAATGGCAGTTGGTGATCTCCTAGAAGCAATGATCCGCAAGTATCTTCCTGAAGGTAACACTCCTAAAGTTAAGAAGATTGGTTTACAACCAGGTGAAAATTTTCACGAAGTTATCGTCGAAGGTGGACTAAATTCTTCTGAAGTAGAACGCTTCACCATTGAGGAGATTATGGAGTTGGTATGAAAACCATTCTAGTTGGATATGAAGGCAGTAAGAAGATTCTTGCTGCCAGTTCTTATTTGCTCAACAAGTATATGCCTGGTGAGTTTGATTTTTTCTTTCTCAATTATGGTGATTATACTGGAGATCTTGTTACTGGAACTTATATTCCATTAGATACTGAGCAGAGAGGAGGGACAGAATCTTGGTCTAAGTATTTAATTGAGTACCTGTCAAAAATTACAGATGATTTTATTATTTTTGGATTAGATGATTATCTTCTAAGTAATCTTATTGATTATGATTCATATTTTGATCTGATTGATTATATGTCAGATGATTATTCCATTGGTGCTGCTAAATTGGGAATTAGTCCTTCTTACCGAGTATCTGATTATGAGATGTTGGATGACCACGTTTATATGCTTAAAAAGCAGGCAAATTATTCTGCCACTACTCAACTTTGTATTTGGCGTCGTCAATTTTTAATTGATGTCCTTTCGAGAGTTGGCAATCCTTGGCAGTTTGAGTTGATGGGGTCTGATTATATTAAAGGAACTGGTGCTAGAATCATTGGTTCTCTTAAAATGCCATTACGCTATCCAGAACCATCTTCTATCTCATCTCGTCATCCTGGTAAAATCTCTGTTTTTGGTAATCGAGTTACTGATATTAATGAGTGTATTAAGCGTGGATATTTAAGTGAAAAAGATCTTATAATGGGGCAGTGGATTGGATTGACCAAAACTTACTCCGAATGTAAATCTGATCTCTACTACTCCTTAAATGCTTGTCCAGAAACAGAAGTGAAATATTACAAAATGCTCCTTGACACTTGTTTAAGATGAAAAATATTACAGTCGCAATTCCTTATTATAATAGTTTTTCTTATATTGAAGATGCAATCAGGATTCCTCTTCTCGATAATCGTGTTGATGAAATTTTGATATGTGACGATCACTCTGATGATTCTCAATATTATGATCTTCTGGTAAAAGTTGGACAACTCAATAATGGTGTTGAAATCAGTTATGATATTAATGCATCATTAATGAATGAGAATCACGGAACGTGTCAATCAGTTGTTCATTCACTTACTTCAGTGAATGTTGGTAAACAAGCAAAGAAGATAGAAGTTATTCGTAACGATACTAATATTGGTGGATTTAGAAATAAGTATCACGTTGTAAGTCAAGCAAAGAATGAATGGGTTTATCTTTTAGATAGTGATAATTTTCTTGTAGAGTGTAGTATTCCTTCCCTCTATAATCTTCCTGAATGGGACGAGAAAATTTGTTATTGCCCAAGTGTTCCGATTATGCAGCGTAAAGATAGTTGGAGAGCTTGGGATGATTGGAATCACAGGCGCTTTGGATATAAACCTTTTGATCTTAAAGGAGTTCAAAACTTTTTTAGAGTGGAAGAAAAATATTCTAAAAATATGGGTTGTGGACTAGGAGTTAATGGATTTCTAAACACAGGTAATTTCTTTGTTAATAGAGATCGCTATGTAAATTCATTAAAGGATGCATTTGAAGATCCAAATGTAGAACCACACGCAGCAGATGTTGTTGCATTCTCTTACTACTGGTTAGTTGCTGGTGGTATGCTCCAAATTGTTCCTGATCTTTATTATTTTCATCGTATTAGAGATGACAGTTTCTGGCAACGCACTGGTATGCAAGCGGGTGCCGCATCACAAATGTATGAGGAGATGATTAAAAATGCGAATGCTTGATGTTCCTCAGGTTTTTATGCCTGAGATGAATATGATTTATCCCCCTCATCAAGGGAATAATCCACTTATTGAGAAACATTGTTATAACTTTTTCAGTCAAAATTTGGAAAACATTGACAGTGATTATATCTATCTGCCAATCCAATGGACTGCATTTCATTTATTGAATGGTTATGGACAAAATGTACGACCTTTGGTGGATTATTATTCTCAAGTGATTGAGCAATTACCCAATGAAAAGTTTTTTACTGTTGTTCAGTATGATGGTGGAACTTTAGTCGAACTTAAAAATTGTAGAATATTTGCTGCTTCTGGAAAGTTTAGTTCTCCGATTGGTGAGAATTCAGTTTATGAACCAATCCCTCTTCTCTGCGATCCTCATCCTCAAATTGTCAATCCAAACAAGCAATACAAAGTAATTTTTTGTGGTAGAAGAACTCACGAACTTCGTGAAAAAATGTTCGAAACTCTAAGTGATGTAGAAGGATGTAATCTTTATGACACCTCATCAGCATCCATCTCTCAAGAAGATGTTGATACTTTTAGAACTCTTTTGAGTGATTCTATTTTTGGTCTATGTCCTCGTGGATATGGTCCTGCTTCTTTTAGATTCTATGAAACTATTCAGATGGGATGTATTCCCATTTATATTAGTGATGAGTTTTGGCTTCCGTTTAAGGAATACATTAATTGGAATAAACTATGCCTTATGATCTCACCAGATCAAATACATCATATTCCAGCAAAGGTTGATCAACTTATAGAAAGCGGCGAGTACAAAGATATGCTAGAATATGGACAGTACTGCTACAATAATCATCTCTCTTGGGATGGTGCTGTTAATACTATTGGTAAAATTATTTCAAAATAATGAAAGTCGCATTAATTACTGGTATTACTGGGCAGGATGGTTCTTACCTTGCGGAACTTCTCCTGGAAAAAGGATATGAAGTTCATGGTATTATTCGACGTTCTTCCTTGATCAATACTCATCGTATCGACCATTTATATCAAGATATTACGTTACATTACGGAGACTTAACAGACTCGACTAATATAGTGAGAGTTATACAAAAAGTTCAACCTGATGAAATTTATAATCTTGGTGCTCAGAGTCACGTCAAAGTATCCTTTGAGATGCCTGAATACACTGCTGATGTGGATGGTGTGGGAACTCTTCGTATTCTTGAAGCAGTGCGCCTCTTGGGTATGGAAGATCATGTCCGCATTTACCAAGCCTCTACAAGCGAACTCTATGGGCTTGTTCAAGAAACTCCGCAGTCTGAAACCACTCCTTTTTATCCCCGCTCTCCTTATGGTGTAGCAAAACTTTATGGATATTGGATAATTAAAAACTATCGTGAGGCATATGGAATGTATGCTTGCACTGGTATTTTGTTTAATCACGAATCACCAAGACGTGGTGAAACATTTGTAACAAGAAAGATCACACAGGGACTTTCTAAAATTTCTTCTGGTATGCAGGATTGTTTGTATCTTGGTAATCTTGACGCTATGAGAGATTGGGGACACGCAAAAGATTATGTTGAGGCAATGTGGTTAATGCTTCAACAAGATGAACCAGATGATTTTGTTATTGCTACTGGAGAACAATATTCTGTTCGTCACTTTGTTGAGAAAGCAGCACCTTACTTTGGAATGAAAATTGAGTGGATTGGTGAAGGTCTTAACGAGGTTGGTTTTGATTGGAATACTAAACGACCGATCATTAAAGTTGCTTCCAAATACTTTAGACCTGCTGAAGTAGAAAGTTTATTGGGTGATGCTACTAAAGCAAAACAAAAACTTGGATGGGAACCAAAAATTACTTTTGATCAATTAATTGAGGATATGTGCATTTATGGACAATGATTCTAGAGTATTAGTTGCTGGTGCCAAAGGAATGGTTGGTTCAGCAATTGTGAGGAATTTAAAAAGTAAAGGTTACTATGTTACTGAGGCAACTCGCAATCAAGTTGACTTTACTGATCAAGAAGAAACCAAAGAATATTTTAAAAGAAACAAACCTGAGTATGTGTTCGTTGCTGCTGCCAAAGTTGGGGGTATTATGGCAAACAATACTTACAAGGGAGATTTTCTGTACCAGAACTTGATGATTCAGAACAACATCATTCATTACTCTATGGTAAATGATGTTAAGAAACTTTTGTTTCTTGGATCTTCCTGCATCTATCCTAAGTTTGCAACTCAACCAATTACTGAAGATCAGTTGATGACTGGTACTTTAGAACCTACTAATGATGCTTATGCGATTGCAAAGATTGCTGGTATCAAACTATGTCAGGCATATAGAGAACAGCATGGGTTTAATGCTATTTCATTGATGCCTACAAATCTTTATGGACCTAATGATAACTTTGATCTGGAAACCTCACACGTTCTTCCTGCAATGATTGCGAAGTTTCACGCTGCTCTGAATCATAGTAAGTATTGGGAGGTCAAACTCTGGGGTGATGGTTCTGCAATGCGTGAATTTCTGCATGTTGATGATCTTGCAGAAGCGTGTTATACTTGTATGCAGAACTATAATGATCCTGAACATATTAATGTTGGCACTGGTGAAGATGTAACTATTAAGGAACTTGCTGAAACTATTGCCGATGTTGTTGGTTATGATCGTTATATTAATTGGGATATTACAAAACCAAACGGAACTCCAAGAAAAGTTCTAAATGTAGATAAAATTAAATCACTTGGTTGGGAACCAAAAATTTATCTTCGTGAAGGGATTGAAAAAACTTATCGGTGGTACAAAAAAAATGCTTTCGTTTAATAATATTGGAAATCTTGGTAGACTTGCCAATCAAATGTTTCAGTATGCTTCTCTAAAAGGTATTGCTAGAAATCGTGGTTATGATTTTTCTATTCCCCCTCGTGAAGTTTTTGGGCAAAATGATGGGAATGTAAAAAATTCTGATGTCATTCTCTATGATGTATTTTCTCTTGAGAAGTCAAATAATGTTCAGTTAGTTAAGAATCCTGTCCTTCAGGAAAGAATGCATACCTTTGATAAAGAACTTTTTATTAATTGTCCCGATAATGTAGATTTTTTTGGTTATTATCAAACTGAAAAATACTTCAAGCATATTGAGGATGAAATTCGTAAAGATTTTACTTTTCTTTCCGATGTAATGAAAGATTGTCGTAAATGTTTTATTGATGAATTTAATAATTCCGAAGTTATTTCTCTTCATATTCGAAGAGGTGATTATGTAACTAATCCAAACCATCCAGTTCAAACTATTGAGTATTATCAAGAAGCACTAAACAAAATGCCCAAAAATCTTCCAGTGATTGTTTTTTCCGATGATACCGATTGGTGTAAAAATCATGAGTTTTTTGCACCTGATAAATTCTTTATTTCTGAGAATAATGGAACTGAAGTTGATCTTTGTTTAATGACCTTAGCTAATTATCATATTATTGCAAACTCATCATTCTCTTGGTGGGGTGCTTGGTTAGCAAAGAGTCAAAAAGTTATTGCCCCTAAAAATTGGTTTGGTGGTGACTGTGTAAATAAGAATATCGATGATGTTGTTTTTGACAACTTTGAGTTCCTATGAAAATTTGTATTTTAACTATTGCAACAAACAAGTACATTGATTTTGTTGGAAGACTTTTAGAAAATGTGGAAGAAAATTTTCTAAATGGGCACGAAATTAGTTGCCTTCTTTTTACTAATCACGATGTAGAAACCTCTGATAATGTTAAGGTTTGTCAAATCGATCACGAACCCTGGCCGATGCCAACTCTAAAGAGGTTTAATTATTTTGTAAAAGAAAAGGATTGGATTCTGGAGCACGACTATTGCTTCTATCTTGATGTAGACATGGCAATAGTTGATAAAGTTGGTGATGAGATTTTAAGTGATCTTGTCGCCACAATGCACCCATATCAATCCTTCTATCCAAAAGAGCAAAGGTCTTACGATAGAAATCCAAACTGCCTTGCATACGTTCCTGTTGGTGAAGAACCAGAGAACTATTATGCTGGTGGTTTTAATGGTGGATCCACAAAACGTTTTATGGAAATGGCAGAAGTTCTTGCTGATCGAGTTACTAAAGATCTTGAGAATGATGTTATTGCTCTGTGGCACGACGAGTCTCAAATGAATCGTTATCTAATTGATAATCCACCAACCTTAAGTTTGACTCCTTCTTATTGTTATGCTGAGGAGTTTATGCAAAATGTTGACTATCCATTTAATCCCAAAATTGTTGCACTGAAGAAGAATCACAATGCGCTTAGAGGTCAAAAAGATCCCCGCAGTTTACATTAATCTTGCCAGGGATACTGAAAAAAATGAACGAATGCAAACGATGCTATCCGAACTTGGTTTCGAAACCATTATTCGGGTAGAGGGTTTTGTATTTCCTGATGCACATTTGGCAGGATGTTCTCTGTCTCATTTTACCGCACTTAATGAGATAGATCCTCCATTCATTGTATTTGAGGATGATTGTGTAGTTAAGAACTTTGTTCCAGAGATTGAGATTCCAGATGACGCTGATGCATTATATCTGGGAATTTCTTCTTGGGGAAGAATGAACGCACATTCAGGACCGTTTGTTCAGTATGAGAAAGTGGATTCTGAACTTCTCAGAGTTCACAATATGTTAGGCGCCCACGCTATTCTTTATATCAATCCAGAGTATACTTCTCTTTGTAAAAAGATTGCATATCACGGATACGAAATTGCAGATCATCAGGATATTGGATTTGCAGAAGTGCAAAAGTATTACAATGTATATGCTTTTGATGATCCTATGTTCTATCAAACAAGTTCGAATGGAACTGATCAACGTTTAACTTCTTATCCAACTCACGAACTTTTTCAACCACACAAATCTTTTTGGAAACCTTTGAGGATATATTGATGAAGTGCTTAGTTACTGGAGGTGCTGGGTTTATTGGGTCTAATCTTGTAGATAGACTTATTGGGCTTGGGCACGATGTTATCGTAATTGATAATGAATATTCTGATGCTCACGATCAGTTTTATTGGAATGATAAAGCGCATAATTACAAATATGACATTTGTGATTATGAAAACACACGCCCACTTTATGATGGTGTGGACTATGTTTTTCATTTTGCTGCAGAGGCACGTATTCAGCCTGCCATTGAAAATCCAATTCAAGCAGTTAAAATTAATTCGGTTGGAACCTGCACAGTTCTTCAATGTGCTCGTGAGGCAGGTGTTCAGAAGGTTATGTATTCTTCAACTTCCTCTGCATATGGAGGAAATCAACCTCCTAACATTGAAACACAATCAGATGATTGCTTGAATCCATATTCAGTATCTAAAGTTAATGGTGAAAAACTTTGTAAAATGTATACAAAGTTGTATGGATTAAGGACAGTCATCTTTAGGTACTTTAATGTATATGGTGAACGCCAACCTTTGCGTGGACAATATGCCCCTGTAGTAGGTATCTTCTTGCGTCAACGTGATGCTGGAGAACCACTTACTATTGTGGGTGATGGGCATCAGAGACGTGACTTTACTTATGTCGGTGACGTTTGTGAAGCAAATATTCTTGCAGCAATTACTGACATTGATAATGAATTATATGGACAAGTTTATAATGTTGGAACAGGAACAAATTATTCTATTCGCCAAGTTGCCAGAATGATATCTGATGATGTTGTCCATATTGCACCACGATTAGGTGAGACTCGTTTAAGTCTTGCAAATAATCAAAAACTTCGCAAAACATTTGGATGGGCACCAACTATGAAATTAGAAGATTGGGTTGCTAAAAATGCTTAATATTTTTTATAGAGACAGTCATCTTGGCAATAGAATGTCGGGACCAAAAAAAGTAATACAAAATCTGTTTCGTTCTCTCGATGATATGGGTATAACCTATGCTGAGAATGTAGAAAAATATGATAGGAATCTATTCCTACATTGGGATCCCTATCAGGTTAATAATTATGCAGATCTTCGTCACAAAGATAAACTTTTAGTTGGACCACAAGTTTGGCCCTTTGCCCCAGAATTTTCTCAACTCACTGAGTATGGAAAAATTTTAACCCCATCAGATTGGGTTTCGACTTTGTTTGATAAGCATTTTAACAGTCGAACTTTAGTTTGGCCAGTTGCGATTTATGCGCCAGAAGTTACAGATCAAGAATCAGAATATGATTGTTTGATTTACTACAAGAATCGACCAAGAACTCATCTTAAAACGATGATTGATCTTTTGATGAAAAAAGAATTAAAACCAATCGCACTGGAATATGGTAATTATACACAAGAACAATTTAAACAAGCTTTATCTTTAGTAAAATTTTGTGTTATAATAGTAAATACTGAAAGTCAGGGTATTGCTATTCAGGAAATGATGGCAGTAGATAAACCTTTATTCGTTATAGATCACACTATTTGGGATGGAATGGGACAAGAGTATTCCGTGCCTGCAACTTCTGTTCCATATTGGTCTGATGAGTGTGGACTAAAGATAGAATCCTTTATAGACTTGGAACCAAAATTTGACCAGTTTTACTCAAATTTGCATAATTATTGTCCAAGAGATTATGTAAATCGAGAATTATCCCCACAAAAAACAGTACAGATTCTTTTGGATCACTATGAAAGTTAAAGTTTTTACCTTTGTTTTTAATCGACCTGATATTCTTCAGTACCAGATTGATTGCTTTAAAAATTATCTTCAGGATGATCTTGAGTTTAATGTTGTTTATGATACAAGAGATGATGAATTTCTAGATCAATTCCAAGAAATTTGTGATCGAAATCAAATAACACTTCATCATCATATTTCACAACCAGGAAATACTCCTAGTTTTTATAACTCTGATGCAATTCAGTGGACATATAATAATGTCATCGTTAAAGATGAAGAAGACTGTTTTGTTGTTATTTTAGATCACGATAACTTTTTGATCGAGTCTTTTAGTGTAAATGATTTTATGAAAGAATCCGATCTTGCTGGATGTGTTCAGACTCGTGGAAGTGTTGAGTACGTTTGGCAAGGATTAATATTCTTTAGAAAGAGTGCTGTTGAGCAAGAAGACTTTGATTTTTATCCTCAAGCAGTCGAGGGGCAAATGCTTGATTCTTGTGGTGGAACTTATAAACTGATTCGTAATCCAAATATTAGATTCATTCCAACTGATGTCGAATATCCCGATAATTATAGAGATATAAATCTTAAGGACCCATCAGTATCAAATGGTGGATATGAAATGGAATTACATCTTAATGGTAAGTTTCTTCACTTTAGAAATGCTTGTAATTGGCATAATGGACTAAAGGTTGTGGATGATCACAAGACCACTGTCCTACACACTATTCTTGGGGATTTTATAGAGGTTTAAAATGCTATTAAGTTTTACTGGTCTTAGAAAAAAATACAAAATGGATGTAAAAGGAATCATCCATATTGGTGGTCATTATGGCGAAGAGATCGATGAATATATTAGGAACGGTATTCAGGAAATTGTTATCTTCGAACCATTGAGTGATTCTTTTGATATTCTTTGTGAAAATATTCAAGAACTAAATGCAAATATTATTGCACACCAAGTTGCTCTTGGTTCTGAAGAAACTACGGCAACGATGTATGTAAGTGATAATGAAAAACAAAGTAGTTCTTTGTTAAAACCTAAAGTTCATATTACTCATCATCCTCACGTAAAGTTTCCAGAAACTGAAGAAGTTGAGGTGAAGGTACTTGACGATTTTGATTATACTAAGTATAATTTCATTAATATGGACGTTCAGGGTTATGAACTGGAAGTCTTAAAAGGTGCTACAGAAACATTAAAGCACGTTGATTATGTTTACTGTGAGGTAAATCGTGACGAAGTTTATGAGGGAAATGCATATGTAGAAGAACTTGATGAATTTCTTTCTGCATATAATATGGAAAGAGTAGAAACTTCTTGGGAAGGACAAATTTGGGGAGACGCACTTTACCTTAAAAAATCATAATGGACAAAAACAAATCAGCATACAAACTAAAAGGATTGCCACCTGTCATCTATCTTAATCTTGATGAACAACCAGAACGTGATAAGTTTATGGTTGATCAACTTAAGTATTGGCAAATAGAAAATTATACTCGTATCTCTGCATATGATGGTAGAGATGACAGAGATCTTGGTAATATCTTAAAAGGAAGATATCCAGATGCAATGTCTTCTGGTGAGGTTGGATGTGTAACTTCTCACCTTAAGGCACTTAAGTATTTTGTTGAAGAAACCGATCATCCATATGTTCTCATTATGGAAGATGATTGTGACTTGGAAACTGTAAGATATTGGCCATTTACTTGGAAAGATTTTTACTCCAAAGTCCCCTATGATTATGATGTCGTTCAGTTAGCAATCATTAATCCATCACAAGTTCATTTGAGAATTCATAAAAGATTTGTAAATGATTTTTCAACAGCTTGTTATATGATTACTCGCCATCATGCACAAAAACTAATCAATCTTCATTGTCGTGATGATAAGTATAAACTTGATAATGGTGTTAAGCCACGTGCTGTTGCCGATGATTTAATTTATAATTCTGGAAACACATTTTCTATTCCTCTCTTTTTGTATAAGATTGAATTAGGTTCTTCAATTCATGATCTTCATATTGATGTATTTCATAAGAGTTCCTATGAAGGTCTATGGGGTTTCTGGAAAAATGATGCTTTGAGAATTCCAGACTGGAATGACATCTTCAATTATGATCCTTATTTTGGAACTCTTCCTCCATCCCTAACACAATATACAGAAAATCAACCACCACCAGAACAACAGTAAGCATTTATACTCAAGTTATGATATCCGAACAAAGAGGGGCTTGACCCCTCTTTATTTTTGCTATATAATTATGTAACAGTTCTTCACAAAACTACAATGACTGTAACAACGAATGATCGTGGACAACAGAATATGTGG